GTCGGGCGGCCCTGGTCAAAAGTTTTCGGCGGGGGGTGTCAGGCGGTCGAAATATTCTTCGATATACTGCGCCCATTCCGTTTTATCGCGCTGCGTGTCCATCTCCAAACGCCGTAAGCACTCTGCTTTGTCGGTGTCTATATGAACTAGTCGCGCGTGTAGCTCCTGCGCCAGTCTCTCCCGTTCTCCCTGCAATGGGTAGCCGCCTATAACGTAAGCGTTGCGCCACTTTCCCAGCCGGTGCCGTACTATGTCTAGTAAGTCATCCCTTAGCCGGAATACTACGGCTTTAAGCCTGGCCGGCTTTTCGTATCTCTCGCCGCCGCTTACTGCCTCCCAAATACTGTCAAGGTCAAGCACTAAATCTCCATCCGCTTTATTGTCTTTTACCCATCTGCTTTTACCTGCAAGCGGTGCGCCGTATACAATAAATACTTGTCGTATGGTTCTGTGCTCGAAGCGGTCGTGGATCTGGTTGTGCGTCTTGTGACTTACTACCATTATATTTTCGGGGTTCAAGCTTATGCTGTAGTCGTTTACGTTTTCTTCTGTTAGCTCCGTCTTATGGTGGAGTATCAGGTCGTAAGCTTTCAGTATAGGCTTTCCGGTTACTTCGTCGTATATATAGCCGTCTTCCTGTGTCCGCTCTGCTATGATCGTGTCTCTAAAGCGTTTCCATTCGTCGCTTCTGTAAAACGTGAAAAGCGTAAACATGGTGCCGCCTCCGTCTATGCAAGTTCTACATAACGGCCGCTTACCCATCCGAAAGTATCATAGCCAGCGCCGGCAATATGAATATATAACCATTTCCGGCTTTGATCGGTTCCGCAAATCTCAAACCCGTTTCCGCTCTCCAGTTTCGGAAAAGCCTGTACGTTCGGGTAAGTCGTGCCAGGTCCTGTTCTAACGTTCAGGCTGTCGCCCTTTGCCAGCTGCTTTACTTTTCCAATTACGGAAGTAAAGGCCGGCGCGGTGATCTCCTGCGGCGTCGGTGTCGGTGTCGGTGTCGGTTTCTTCATTTTCTCCGCTACATCCTTTCTGAAAGTGTCCATTGTAAACGGTAACGAAAGCCCGCGCCAAAGGTGTTCAGGATCTGCATGATTGCTTGCTACTCCCAGCTTGTGCCCTTCGCTGTGGCTTATGATCGCGCCCGGCGTATTCGGATCTATACCGAACTTTAACGCCAGCGCCGCGAATAACTCAACTGCCGCGTTATAAGTCCGCGTTGCTGCGGCCTGCGCGTCTTCCAGGTTCTCAACCGTAAATTTGCTGCCGCCTGTGTATTTAATGCTCGCGGGTTCGCACATCTCTACGCCGATATGTGTATTGTTGGCGCTTCCGTTTGTGCCCTTCCCGCAGTGCCATGCTCTCATAGTCCATGGTAACGTTTGATAAATAACGCCCGTGTTGGCGTCTATAAAGCCATGCACGCAAGATCTCGTATGCGTCGGCTTATTCCACTTTTTTATGAATACTTCCGCCGAAGGTTGCGCGGTGCCTACGCTGTGCAACATAAGGCCGGAAACGTTAAGCGGCGCGCCCTCCTGGTAACATGGGCAAGCCGTTAAAAAGCTTTCAGTGATCTGCAAGGCGTTTTTTCCTCCTTTACCATTCGGCCGCTTCGGCCTTCTTTTCTGCTATTTCCGTTTGGCGCTTCTTCAACTCCAGCGTTGTGGCGTCGTCGTTTCTCCAATTCGGATCAATGTTTTTCAGAAGTAAGTGAATGGCGCCCGTGTCCGGCTGCGCGTATCTCTCGCGCTTTTCTACGGTAACTATAACGTTGTTACCTTCCCGGCGCTGCGTCGTTGTTGTCTCCGTGTAATAGTAGCCGGTGGCTTTCTTCTTCAATGTGTCTTTCAAGGTTTCTTTCAGCTCCTCTGTTCCATCCAGTAGCGCACGCTGTAAGTCCTCATATTTTCCCTTGTATCTGTTAAAAGTGTATTCGCTTATCCCTAAACGCTTTGCTATTTGCTTTTCGTTCATGGTCTGAATCCACTTTTTGATTTCATTAAGCCGTGGTTGTACGTGTGTTTCGTATCTTCCCTTACGTCCGGCTTTGGCCATGCTCTCAACTCCTTTAAATCTCGAAAGTTGCGTTTATCGCTTTAATTGCTTTTTTCTTCCTCTGGTGCTTCGCGTACTTTTCTGGCTATTTGCCCGGTGAATTCCTCGAAACGCTTTATTATAACATCCGCGTATTTAGGATCATATTCCATCACGTAGGCGCTTCGGTTCAGCTGCTCCGCTGCTATTATCGTGGTTCCGCTTCCGCCGAATAAATCTAAAACCGTTTCGCCCTGGCGGCTGCTATTCTTTATCAGGCGTCCGAAAAGGTTAACGGGCTTCATTGTCGGATGCAAATCCCGCTTGCCGCTGTTGCTTTCGCGTATTACGCTTGTGTTGATCTGCTCCCAGACTTTGCGTAAAAGCTCTATTGCTTCGTCGCGTTTCATTTTTCCGAAGTCCGGTTCGTTGTCCAGAAGTATAGTATTCTGCGTGCGGTCGTCTATGAAATAATGGGCCGCGCCTGGCTTCCATCCGTACAAACACGGCTCGTGTTTATAGTGGTAGTCGCTCCGGCCAATTACCATCATATTTTTTACCCAAATAAGTTGTTGGCGCGTCTGTAGTCCTGCGGCTTCTACGGCTTTTATAAAGTTCGGGGCTTCCGCTGCGCTGTGCCAAATATAAAAGGCTCCGCCGTCCCGGAGTGCGTCCCTCATGTTTTCAAATGCCGCCGTCAGGAATTCCAGAAAGTCCGCGTCTTTCATTTTGTCATTTTGAATCCCGCGAAGCTCTCCGTCTGTGTAGCGCTTGCACTTACGTATGCACAACAAGTCGCCTTCTTTCTCGTCGTAGTCCACATTGTAAGGCGGATCGGTAACGCAAAGCGCCGCTTGCTGTCCATCCATCAAAAGCGCAACGTCTGCTTTGTTCGTGCTGTCGCCTACCATTAAACGGTGCCGGCCTAGCTGGTAAATCTCGCCCGGCTTGCTCCTGGCTGCCTCCGGTGGCTCTTCCTCGAATTCGTCTTCGGTGATCTCTTCCGGATCTACTTCCTCCAGCTCAAACCCAAAAGGCGTCATATCAATATTTGCCAGCGCTTCCAGCTCTTCTTTTAGCAGGTCGTCGTCCCAGTCTGCCAGCTCTGCCGTTTTGTTATCAGCCAGGCGAAACGCTTTTATTTGTTCTTCGGTCAGGTCATCCGCTATTATGCAAGGAACGGAAGCCAGGCCCAGAAGTTTGGCGCTTTTTACTCTTGTGTGCCCGGCCACTATTACGCCGTCGCGGTCGATTACTATCGGAACTTTGAATCCGAATTCTTTTATACTGGCCGCTACTGCTTCAATGGCTGCGCCGTTTTTCCGTGGGTTGTGCTCGTATGGCTGTAGCTCTTCAATTCTCTTTTCTACTATCGTGAGTTTCATTTTTTCCCCATTTTCGCCGCCGTGTTCAATGCTGCTTCAATATCCGCGATTCTGTGGTTCGCTACTTTGATTTGTTCGTCTTGAACGGCGTCTTTTTCCTCGAGCTTGAATGTTCTTTCAATTATGTTGTTGTGCTTGTCCACTCTCTTTTCAAGCTGTTCTATGCGGTAAACCATTAGCCGCATACCACCGAAGCTTCCGGCCAGCGTTCCCAGAAGTGAAAGCACTCCAACTATTATAGTGTCGCTCATTCCGTTTTTACTTTCCGAAGTTCTGCTTTACGATCTGGTCTGCGTAAACGGCCGCGCCCGCTACGAGAATCCCTTGTGTTATCGCCGTAAATACTCCAATAAGCGCTATTCCCTCCGTAGCGGTTACGTAAATAAACGCTAACAGAATACCGGCCGCGCCCAGAATGGCCGGAATGTAGTTATCTTTCACTTTCTCCGTGTGCTTCATGATCTCGCCCAGAATATACAAAACCGGGACAAGTATCAGAAGTTCGGGTTTAATATAGTCGCTCATGCCGTTTACTGCCTCCTTTGTTCATTCTCTTTATATTGTCGCACTTTTTGCGCGCGTTCGCAAGTACCAAAGTGTTACGGTAAAAATGCGCGGTTTGTTTCGTTTATTCGCCCAAATTCGGCTTTTTCTGCCTTCCATGGGTATTTATCGAATTCAGCGTAAAAACGCCGCCAGCGGGCGCACAACGCGAAATTCGGCTATTCTGGCGCCGTTGCCCGTCTTGCTTTTCTCCTGCTCCGGTGTTATAATAAAGCCGTGCTAACACGGATAGAGATATCCAAAAGGCCGCGCGGGTGCTCCATTCCCTGCACGGCCTCTTTATTTGCCCTATTTCGGGCTTTTTATGTTTCCATTGGTATTTTATCCAGTACGGCGCCAAAAGTGGCGCTTTGCGGCTCCTGCGCGGCCTGGCGGCCGTTCTACGCTTCCATTAAGTCTTTTATAACGTCATCCGAAAAAAGGCGCGGCGCTAACTCTTTAAGCAAGCGGGCTTTGTTCCTGGTTATCGTGGTAACGCTGGCGCCTCTGGCCTGCGCTATAAATTCGCGGCTTTGCCCATCAAAGTAAAATCGCGTTATAACGTCAAAGTAAGGATCTTTTTCAAGGTCATGTAAGGCCGCTTCGGTGATCTTCAGGAAATCCGCCGTTATTGTTTCGGGGATCGCCGGTGATCGCTTTAAAGCCGGATATAGCCTTAAAAGCTCTTCGGTCTTTTGGATCGCGGTCATCTGGCGGCGCTTTATCATGCCCGCTTTTTTCAGTTGATCGGCCAGGCGTTCCGCTGCCTTCGTTGCCGCTTCTTCTATAAGCTGCTTTGTCTCTCTTTCCCGCGCGTCTTCAAGTAGCCAGGCCGGTACGCTTTCCGGGTGTTCGTCTGCGTTAAATATCATTCTTCGCGCCCTCCCTTCTTCTTTGGCTGGCAAGTTTTAACTTTCAAGCATCTTTCCTTTTGCTGCGTACAATAAGCAAAAGCCCAGGTTTGGCCGATGGCGTGATAGTTCGCCGGTTTTCTCCGTTCGGAATAGGTGCAACGCTTGTAATATTCGCAACTTTCGCATATTGCTTTAACTTTCATTCTTCGCGCCCTCCCTTCTTTTTTCAGCTGCAAATACTAAACAGTCAACAAGCTCCCGGAAATATTCCGCTTCTACTATTTCGCGTATTGCTTCAAGCAGCGTTTTGTCTCTTTCCCTCTTCAATGCTTCTTTTACGGCCTTGTTTACTACGTCTTTGATCTCTGCCGCCTTTATCCAGGTTTTTGGCGGATCTGGCTTCTCCTGCTTGTATCTGTCATATTGTGGCATATTTACTTCGGGCGCGTTCAAGCGTTCAAGCCGTTCTAGCGCTTTCACTCCCTCGAATAACGCTTCAACTTCTTCCAGCGTCGGCGTTAGTGTTTCGCCGCAGTATGCGCGTTGCGCGAATTGCTTTAAAATCTTCGTTGCCTGTTCTCGTGTCATGTTTCGCCCTCCGTTCTTTTGTGCGTCGCGTCTAAAAGCTTTTGTATTCTCTCCTGCTCTTCCGGCGGTCTTCTTTCTTCGGCCTTCCTGGTTGTTGCTTCGTAGTGCGTTATGCGGTCTTCGGCGTCTTCCCAGCTTCTGCAACTGTTGTTATAATTTACCGGTTCACGCTCCGGCGGCCGTGATCTCTTGCGCCCGTTCGCTCCGGTCGCGCATTGTGTCTTGTTGTAGCACCAGCCGTCTTTTTGGTTTCTTTCGCCTTCCTCCGTTTCACGGAAATAAAAACATTCAGAGCAAGCCGGCCAGTTTCCCATTTTGTGCTTCATGGCTCCGCCTCCTCTTCGTCATTTTCAGGAAGCCGGAGAATCCCTTCAAGCCTGGCGCCGCACTCCGGGCAATAGTGCCAGCCTATTTCTTCCGGCGTTCCGTATTCGTCGCTGTAGCCCTCGCCGCATTCCGGGCACTCGTAATATGTGCTGTAGCCTTCTTCGGCCTCTCTCCATTTTCTCGCCGCTCTCGTGATCGTGAAAACGGCGAAGCCTTCAGAAAGTCCGGCCGAGAAGTCCTCAAACTTCAGAACGTAGCCAATTCGGAATAGCTGCGCGTCGAGCTTGTGCGTTATCTGGTTTCCGGTCTGTTCGCTTATTACTTCGAACTTTACCAAATCGCCCTTTTGAAAGTTCCGGTCATTCCTCCGAACTTCAAAAGTTTTTTCGCCGTTCGTGATCGCGTCCGCGAACGGTTCGAGGATCTTTAACTCGTGCGTCATGTGTTGCCCTCCTGTTCTCTTTTCTTCTTCGCCTCCAGCGCTGCGTAAATTGCGCTGTTTGCGCCCTTTTGGTAGTCCTGCGGCGCTCTGGTGGCGTTGATCGGTGCCGCCTGCGGTCCGTTCGCCTTCTGTGCTCCATCTCTTCGCGCCCAGTTGCGAATAGTTGCTAAATGGTCCTTGTATACCTTCCCGGTGCTCTTCATGTAGCGGCTTAGCTGTTCGATTCGTTCCTGGTAGTCCTGCGGATATTCTGCAATAAGCTTTTGTAACTCTTCAGTGGTTAAAAGTACGTTGCTATATTCTCCGTGTTGGTGCTTTTCAGGCTTAGGCGGGCGCGGCGCGTTAGCCGTAGGCGTCGCGCTTTCTTTTGGCGTTTCTTTAGAAACGCTTTTCTTTGAATCTATCTCTTTATCTATCTCTTTATCTTTCTCTGTGTTACATTTTGTTACAAGCGTGTTACATTGTAACGATTCGACGTTACTTTGTAACATTTTTTGTTTTTCTCTAAATGCCCGCACGCGGCCTGCGCTCTCGCTTTCCTTGCCTATAAGCGTTGGTACAACTAGCAAGCGGATTTCGCTCTCGTTCATATCTATTAAGCCGGTACGCTCCAAAAATAAAAGCGTGGCTTTTACGTTGTCCGGTTCCTCGTCCAGAATAAGCGCCAGTTCATCCGCGAAGCTCTCTTCTACTCCGTCAAAGTAAAGCGTCCCGCCGTCCTGCAGGCTTAGTAGTTGTAACTTCAAGTAAATAATAGTGTAAGTGTCGCCGCCGGCGATCTTCCGTAGCTTCTTCATTTCCTTGCTAGTGAAAAAGTCGGTTTTCAGTTTAAGCCAGTAAAGCTTTTTTTGTTCTGCCATTGTTTGCCTTCTTTCCGGGCGCCGCGTTTATGCTGCGCCCTTCGTTTTCTCTTCTTTTTCTGCCTCCGCTTCTGCCTTCAGGGTGCTTGTTACGTAACGCGCCCAGTTCTCCGCGAATTCCTGCGCTTTTTCCTCCGGCTTGCTGTCGTGGTCGCCGTAAGCCTGGCGAAGCAGGCGCTTGTTAAGGTCATATTCAAGCGTTACCAGCGGCGTGGCCGGTGCTTCCGTTGATCGCAAAAACGCTATAAAGCTATAGCCTTTTATCATTTTCGCGTCGTAGTCCATCCGGCCGACACAGTGGTGTAAAATTTCGCCTTCCGTTATCAGGTCAGCCGGGCTTTGCGGGATCGTTATCAGGAAGCCGGCGCCGGTGATA